AACAACTTATCTATGTGAAAATAGCTAGTATCTTAAAAGAAACAAAGGCTATTAGTAAGACGGAAAAGAATCAGCAACAAGGATTTAAGTTTCGGGGAATTGATAATGTAATGAATGAACTACACGAACTTTTTTCAAAAAATGAAGTCTTCATTCTTCAAGAAGTCCAGGACTTCATGACCGAGAATCGTCCCACGAAGAGTGGTGGTACAAACACGTTTACCCGTGCCACCATCAAGTTCAAGTATGTGACAACCGATGGTAGCTTTGTGGAAACCATCAATGTGGGTGAAGCCATGGACAGCGGAGACAAAGGCATGAACAAGGCCATGAGCATTGCGCTCAAATATTCCCTGTTGCAAATGTTTCTTATTCCAACGGAAGAACCTAAAGATCCAGCCTTAAATACGCCTGACGAAACTGATTACTTAGCAATGGCTTTGCAGGAGATAGATGTTGCGCAGAGTATTCAAACACTCACAAGCATATTTAATAATTACAATACGTTACAGTCAAACCAGCAGTTCATGTCGGCTTTGTCTGCCAAGAAAAAACAACTGAAAAATGCAGTTAATTAAATCACAAGTCATATTCAACCAAGAGGCACATGAATATATATTAGATGGTGTGTGCCTTCAAGGTATTACCGGAATGATTGAAAGACAATTATTTCCAGATAAGGACGCGGGTGTTCCTGACTACATTATGAAACATGCCAAAGAACGGGGGGCTTTCGTGCATGAAGTCTGTGAACTGATAGATGATTTGGGTATCTCGCACGAGAGCGAAGAGGCAAAAAATTACCGGAAGCTGAAAGAGCGGTACGGCTTGCAACACGAGGCGAGTGAATATCTTGTATCAGACAACGAGCATTTTGCTTCGTGTATTGACAAGGTTTATCGGGAAAGCGAGAACGAATTTTCTTTAGGCGACATCAAAACCACGTATAAACTTGACAAAGAGTATGTGCGCTGGCAGTTATCAGTTTACGCCTTCCTGTTTGAAAAACAGAACCCCGGATGTAAAGTTGTAAGGCTGTTTGCTATTTGGTTGAAAGGTAAGAAATCGGAACTGACAGAAGTCGAGAGAATCCCTGATGAAGTTGTCATACAACTATTGTCCTGTGAGGTGAATGGGACAAAGTTTATAAATCCTTATGCCTTGCCTATTACTTCCGGCGAACTTCCAATGAAATATCAGGAAATGGAACAGTCTATTATTGAGATAGATAGACAAGAACGATATTGGAAAGAACAGAAAAAAACACTTGTAGATGGAGTGATGAAAGAAATGGTTAAAGCTGGGGTTTACTCATGGAAAGGCGAGAATATCTCTTTTACCCGTAAGAAGGATAGCATCCGCAAGAACTTTAACCGTGAAGCTTTTGAGAGAGATTATCCAGGTGTGTATGAAAAATATATGAGCGATGCAACTGTAAGCGGAAGTGTAACATTAAAAGTATTATAACAATGAGTAATCAAATTACCGGGCGGTTGGTAGCCATTGAACAAACCGCCCAAATTCTATCCAAGAACGGCGGCAATCCGTTTCTGAAACGTGAGTTTCTGCTTGATGCTACTCCATATGACACGTGGACAGGTGAACGGAGCCAGTACGAAAACATTGTCCCTTTGGAAGTTTCAGGCGACAAGTGTGCAGAACTTGACAATTTTAAGTTAGGAGATGTCATAACAGTATCATTTACTCTTCAAGGTAGAGAATGGACTAATCAGGACGGACAGACCAAGCGCATGGTTTCTATCCGTTGCTACAAACTGGAAGCAAGAAAATCGGTACAGCAACAGCAGACAGCACAACCTATTCCGCAGCCGACGTTGCAAGCAGATGCAAACGGAAATCCTAAAGATGACCTGCCTTTTTGATGACCTATGAGGTACGATGGTTCTAACGAACTTCATGCACAACAAGCAAAGGCGAAATTAGAAAAACTCATCAAGGATAAGAAGATATTTGATTTGGTTGAGAAGAAACCGCAAAGGAGCATTCAAGCTAACAAATATCTTCATGTTATTCTCGCATATTTCGCTTGCCACACAGGGAATACAATGGAATGGGTTAAACGAGAATACTACAAAAAGCTCGTAAATCCTGCGTTGTTTATCCGAGAACGTGAAGATAAGTTTATGGGACGTGTGAAGTATTTGCGCAGTTCTTCCGAACTTGACAGTTCCGAGTTCAGCCTTTCGATAGACAGATTCAGGAATTGGGCTACTTCCGAAGGAGGAATATATTTACCAAGTCCTGATGAGGACAGGTTATTATCATTAATGGAAATAGAAATCGAACGTAATAAAGAATTTATTTAATTCCAAATCACAGTTATTTGGAAGTTTTGGAATAAAACAATGCGTAAAATTAAAGTTATCCATGTCTACCTGATATTTGAAAAGCGGAATTACTATTTCAGCTCTATAACAGGTATCTTCCGACATTTATCCGAATGTCAGATAGGCATCAAGCAAAGTACGTTATCTCACAATACGGAAAATACTATTGTAACTGGTAGGGCTATAATCCGCAAGAGTGAGCTGTTGAGATAGCTTTGTTAACCTTTTTACCCCAGCCTGCTTGTCTGTGAAGATTGGCGGGCGAACATGGGTCGTTTGGCTGGTGTGACTAATGTGATGCGCAGCATTGTAGAGGAGGGCAGTTCGATTCTGCCACGCCCCTCATGGAAATAACAATAACTAAACAAGAATACCAGACGATAGTCCGGTGTTTGAAAACGACAGAAATTCTCATTAGACGGTACAATTTGAGAGATGAAGATATGATTCGTAAAACAAGAAAGAAACTTAAGGTATTATGAGAACCATAGAAGTAGAAACAGAGGTTGAGGTAGACCTTGATAATTATGTTGATGAAATTCTTGAAGAGTGTGACGATGATGAGCTAATTGAAGAAGTTGAGAAGAGAGGACATAGAGTTTGTAGAAAAGAACAGCGTATAATCCCTCTTCCAAATAATTATATAGAGTTTAAATCTCCGGAAGATTTAAGAAGATTCCTGTGTGATATAGCAGGTGTAGGATATTATACGAGTAACGAAACGCTTCTCAATGAGATAAAATCAAAATTGTCATGACATTCGAAGAAATGAAAGCCCAGTATTGCGGAAAGAACATTCGCAAGAAGCCAAATGATGAAGAGCATAAGCTTCAAGTAGCGATGGTTAAATGGTTCAGGATGCAATATCCTTCTATGCGACACAACTTGTTTGCTGTTCCCAATGGTGGAAGAAGAGACGCTGCTACGGGTGCCAAGTTGAAAGACGAAGGTGTACTTGCCGGAGTGGCTGACTTGATTCTGTTAAAAAGTAACCGCTTCTATGGTGCGTTGCTTATAGAAACCAAAACAAAGAAAGGCTCTCAAAGTCATTCTCAAAAGGAATGGGAAACCAAGATAACAGCAGACGGATATAAATATGTTGTCGTTCGCTCTTTGGAAGAGTTTATAGCTGTAGTAACTGATTATTTGGAATAGGATGAAGTGTCATTATGTATATGATGATGTATTAAAACAGAAAGTTCTAATACCAGGTTGTTGGGAAGTGGTAAGAAGTGACGATATAAGTAGATGTACCTGTGGCTGTTCCGATGATATATCTTATGCTCAATTTGAAAGGCAGTGGTATAACAAAGAGATAGATAAACGCAATGAGATTATTAAAGGATTGAGAGAAGATATAGAATATTTGAAATCAGAACTTGATAGGCATATTAAAATGTTAGAAAAATAAGCTTTTCATTTGGTATTTTGAAATTTGGGTGTATCTTTGCGACATAAAGTTCGCCAAACTTTTATGACATAGCAATTTGAGGTAGGGATTTTTTATATCCTTATGACTGCTGCTTATCGCAAAGATATAGCCGTTGGTTTCCCTGATATACTCTATCTCATTGCAGGTATTGTAGAAGTTTGGCGACTTTTGGGAGGCTGACGGCTTTCCTTTTATAGTAACTCAAATTCTGTTTATCAAAATGCCAAACTTCAACAGAGTTAGAGAGGGTAAGAAGTGTAGTAATATCCAATCTACGCCTAGCAGTGCGAAAACTGTATCATTATCTCTACTAAGTACCACCAACGAAATCAAACGCTACTTCATTGCGGTACTTGAATTATCAAAATCAAAAGAAGAATTTCCGGTAAATCTTGATGATGTATGGATGTTGGTATATGGAAGAAAGCAAGAAGCTGTTAGGGCTTTAACTTCTGAAATATTTATCCAAGACATTGATTATCAACTTTTACGCCAAAATGCGCAAAACCCAAAAGGCGGCAGACCTGCAATAGAATATCATCTTTCTGTATCCTGTCTCGAATACTTCATCGCTCGCAAGGTTCGTCCTGTATTTGATGTGTATCGTGAAGTATTCCACAAGACAGTCGAAGTGCTACCGAAAGTAGCCAAGTCAAGTGCAGCAGACAAACGAAGAATAGCAACTCTTGAAAAAGAGCTTGAACGAACAAGGGAGTCTCTCCGCTGGGCTAGAATAATCGAGTGACAGGAAGTAGAGCTAAAGTGTTCATGTTTCCATTATCTAGTTAAAACGAAACAGTATGATAAATGGGAAGAATATAGAAGGACGGGAATAATCAAAAGATAATAGTCATGATTGAAATATTAATCGTGTTTGGTAGCCTATATGCGGGCTACCTTACTTTCCGCAAAAAAGGAGAGAGGTTTTTCTATTGATAAAATCTAAAACTATAAATTAATATACAATGGATGAAATTAAAATCTTTCAGAATGAGCAATTCGGTCAGATCAGAATTGTTGTAAATGAAAACAATGAACCATTGTTCTGCTTGGCGGATGTGTGTAATGTTTTAGGGTTAAGACAAGGTGATGTAAGACAGAGACTTGAAGAGGGGTTGGTTTCAACCCAACCCCTTGAAACATCCGGAGGAGTCCAACAAGCTAACTTTGTAACAGAAGATGGTTTGTATGATGCAATATTGGACAGTCGTAAACCCGAAGCTAAAAAGTTCCGCAAATGGGTGACAAGCGAAGTTTTGCCCTCAATCCGCAAGCATGGCGGTTATATTACAGCCCAGCAGAATGATACTCCCGAAGAAATTATGGCACGTGCGTTGATTGTAGCACAAGAAACACTGAAACGAAAAGAGCAGCGTCTTATCGTAGCGGAAAGTAAAATTCAACAGGACGCTCCTAAAGTTCTTTTTGCCGATGCCGTTTCAACTTCTCAACGTTCTTGTTTGATAGCTGAATTAGCGAAGATACTACAACAGAATGGTGTGAATATTGGTCAAAATCGTTTATTCTCATGGATGCGTGATAATGGCTATCTCTGTCAGAAGGGGCAATATTATAATCAACCCACGCAAAAATCTATGGAATTAGGGTTGTTTGAAATAAAACAAACAACGATAACCAAGCCAGACGGGACGGTATTAGTTACTACCACAACAAAGGTTACAGGGAAAGGTCAAATCTATTTTGTGAATAAGTTTTTAGGGAAGGATGCCGCATAAATCAACAGGGCTACTTATCGGTAGCCCTAAAATAACTTTTAATTATGTATAAACATTTATATAATAAACATGGCACGGAATAGAATGATTAAGCCAAAGTTTTGGGATGATACCAAAATCGGCCGTCTTACAAGGGATGCAAGACTTCTCTATATAGGCCTATGGAATTTCTCTGATGATATAGGAATCGTGATAGGTGATTCTGTTTGGCTAAAGTCTAAAATATTTCCGTATGACCAAATCCAAATTCAACAGTTTGAAAAATGGATGAACGAGCTTGTGATAAACGGATTTATATGTCTGCTTTCCTATAAGGGGGAAAGATTCATATATCTGCCAAATTTCACTCGGCATCAAGTAATCAACAAACCAAATCATGAGGATTTGAATATACCTAAATGCTTAATAGACAGAGTTAAAGAGAATATTCACTTATTAATCACGGAACAATCACGTAATACTACCGTATCATTCACGGAACAATACGTGACTAAAATAGAAATAGAAAGAGAAGAAGAATATCCCCCCTATAATCCCCCCCAAGGGGAAGTCCCACCACAGGAAAGCAAAGAGAGTGATAAGATAAATTACAATGTTCTTATGGATGCGTTTAACAAAATGTTTAGTGAAAAGCTCCCAGAGGTTACGACAATGACTGATAAGCGCAAGAAGGCTATAAGGGCAAGGGTAACCGAGCATGGGAAAGAGGCTATCATGACCGTTTTCAACAATGTTTCTCAATCGGCATTTCTTTTGGGGCATAATAACCAAAACTGGCGATGTGATTTTGATTGGATATTCAGACCGACAAATTTCATTAAGATTTTAGAAGGTAACTACAATGGAACAAGGCTTAGTAAAAATCAACAAGATAGCGAGCAGCGAAAACGTGATTCAGTTCTTGCGGTCGCTACAACCGTCCGAGAAGCTGCCGCAAAAAGGAGAAAGGAACTTGAAGCAGAGGGCATTATTGACAAAATACCCTGATCCGGCACAGTTCATTCTTGATTATAATCCGGATTTACAGTTTAAAATTGTCAGATATAATGCAACTCATGCAGATTTGGCTTTAAATCCTGAAATTCCTAGTTTAGGGCTTTTAGCTTCTACTTATGGGGATGAAACGCCATTAGAATGGCTTAAGATTCAATTCGGAACATTGAATGATTTTGCGGAGGTTTCTACAAAGATAGCCAAGACTCAACTTGAAGAATTGGCTGCAATATTCCTTTCGGAGTATTATTACATCAATGCTGCTGAAATATGTTTTTTCATAGCTCGTTTCAAGTCTGGTAAGTATGGGAGGTTTTACGGAGCTATTGATCCCATGAAGATAACAAGTGCCATGCTCGAATATATATCAGAAAGGCGAAAGGGAATTGACCGACATGACCGTGAACAATGCCGCCTGCAACGCCAAAGAGAGATAGAAGAGTGTGATAGCAATAGCATATCTTATGTCGAATACCTTGAACAAGAAAAAAAGCTTGTGGAAATTGGGGATAAGGATGCTATCGAACGTGCTAAAAATCGAGTAAGAGGATTCAGGCAATGAATATTACAATCTGCTGGGTTACCAAAGATAAGGGGACCATAGAAAAAATACGAAAGAAGTTCGGTATATCATCTTATATGAGTGTCAACAAGGAAACTCCTTGCGATATCCCGAAAGAAGATATGGAGCTCCTTAGAGAAACAGAAAAACGTGGGTTCATCCAAATTAGGAATAAATAATATCATGCTAGTAGGAACAACGAATCTTAATACAACTTTAAACCTGACCTATGTTTTGGTTGATGTCGTAGAAACGCTTCTCTACGATTTGAAAAGTGAAATGGGAAAACAAGGTTATGAGTTACGTCACGACGCAAAACGTAATTTCAACACCGCAATAGCCGCTATTCGTAAATTGAAACAGGATGTAGATAAGACCCAGTTCTCCACACAGGAGAATTTCGGAAATGATTCAGACTGCCTTCTTGCCTTCATCCGGTTATTGGTAGACCGCTGTGGGGATGATGATAAAAAGATGTTTGAGTTTTACAATTACATCAAGCGTTTTCCATCGCAGCTTGAACTTGAACTGTCTGATGAAAAAAGTGTGTTCGCACATATTTTTGATGGTGACAGAAATAGAGAAAAATAAACAATAATTCTAACAAAAATGAAGGGAAAAAACTTTTTTCCTGGACTTTAATGGATTTTTTAGATAACCACTTAAAAAAGATATATAATGAAAACTAATAAATTT